GTGTGCCTGATTTCACTGTTCCATGCAGTCCTCTTGGTATATAAACTTTACCTTGCTGTGCTTTTAAAACATCTCGATATTCTTGTGACGTTTTTAAAAGTTCTTTAGAAGATTTAATAGGACTAGTGCCTAGTTTTTCGAATTTATTGGTATAATAAATATATTGTGCCAAAGATTTTTGAGAAGGTATGCCATATTTTTTTGCCATCTGAGCATCACTTAAAACGCCGGCCGCTTTTGCTTCTTTACTCATCAAGGGATATTTATATCGTAATTTAAGATCATCAATAAAAGCTTTCTTATAACTTTTACCTCCTATTTTTTTATCAGGAAAAATAACCTGCTCTACAGGTTTACCTGGCCCAGGTTTTCTTAAAATAGGGACAGTAGCTGTTTTAGCAGTTTTAGTTTGAAGTATGGCTCTTTTCTCAGCCCCTGCTTTAGCTGCTTCAGGTGTTCTTCCTTCATAAGTTTTAAAAAGTCCTTTTTTCTCTCCAGCCTCAATAGAACCCTGAACATGAAAACCAGTTCCTTTTGCTATTTCCACCTTACTTGGTAATCTATTTGTTTTATTCCCTTTTTTATTTTTAAATTTTTTTATAAATTTTTTTATTGTTTTATATGAATCTTCAAAACGATCTTTCTTAGAAACAGTAGGATCTCTAAATTTTCCTTTATTTCTCTCTAAATTGGTATTAACCATTCTTCTCACAGTTTTGTATTCAGGCCCAGCTAAATTTTTAAATTTAGTTACTTTTCCCTTTGTATAATATTTTGCTGCTTTATTTAATTCTGAAGTTTCAAGATCTTTATAAAAATCAAGATCAAATCCACCATAACTCCCTGGTTCATCGACCAAGCCACGTTTAGGTGTTGCCAAGCCCCCTTCATCAAACATCTGAGACTTTGGTTCACGGAGCACGAACCCCGGCTCTTGGTAAAAGTTCTTAACGTTTTCTAATTTCTTAAGCCAGTCCATTATTCCCCCAACATGTGGGCAATGCCACCTTTGGCAAATTCATCTATTTGTTCAGCTTCCATTTCTGCTCTGCCTTGAGCAAAATTATCGGCTTCAGCTTTTCTCGTACCTTTAACATTAAACTTATCTACGTTCTTACCTGTTGCGTATAATTCAACTTCAGAAAAATCAGATGCGTGATCTCCATATTTTTCAAACGAAGATTCTTCAAATTTTATATTCTCTGGATGCCCGCCTGTAAACTCAGCTTCTTCCACATAAAACTCATCTTGGGTCTTAACCCCTTTTTGTGTTCCTGCAACTTTTCCATCTTTAACAAGAGGAGGTTCAATCCATTCTCCTTTTTTTAATTCAAGTCGTGCGGGTTGACCATGTCTTCCACTGTCAAAACCATGTTTACCCATTCCAACATCAACTATTGTATTTCCAGTAGTTAAGTCATGGTCTACAATAACTTTAGTTCCTGATGGAAGTTCTACTTCTTTAACAATTTGTCTTTCAACCGTTCCTCCTAAATCTTTTCCTTCCTTCATTACTTTATCTACAAGTTTAGGAAACCATGCTGGCATTCCAGCTGCATTAGAAGCTTCCACTGCTTTAACTGCTTTTGCCGCCGGTTTTGCTGCTTTAAAAAATTTTCCTACAAAAGGAAGTGAAGCAACTCCTGCCATAAGTTTCATAAAATTTCTTCTGCCTTTGTTAAAGCCTCCTTTATCAAATTCAATTCTTCCACCGTCAGCATAAAATCTAGAAGGTGTTCTTCCTTCAACTACACCATATAAATCAAAATCATCTTTAGGTTTCATTGCTGCCATTCCTAAACTAGATGGAGCTTGTTGTTTTAACCACCAAGGTGTAAAGTCATTTCCTTCGTTTTCTCTAGGAACATTTTGTTTTACTTTAGAAGGATAACCATAATCTGCAGTTTGATCTGCTGTTAATGCCTTGTCTAACATATATTGATCATATAAATTCCTTGCTCCTAATCCCATCATAGTACCCATAGGGTTAACTGCAAAACTTGCAGCTTTAACAAAAGGATTATTCATTATAGATTGAATATTGTCTCTTCCTGAAGAAGGGGCTGGATTATTCATAGTCTGAGCAGCAGCTCTATCAAATTGTCCATAATCTGATCCTGTGTCTCTTGAGGGACTGCTAGTCATACCCATATCACCAACAGTATCAAAAGCAGCAGCTGACTCGTAATCAAAACCACCATCTCTAAAACCAATTCTGTCATCTTCACCTAGCATATAAGCTAGACCGCCGCCTGCTTTATTTTTTCTATTAAACTCTCTAAACATATCCTGTAGTTTTTTCTTTTCACTTTTCTTTGGTGCTTTACCTTTTTGAACTACGTCTTTTCCAAATTTCTTTTTTAGTTTAAAAAGAGCCCTTGCAAGACCACCACCTGCCATTCCTTTAGGATCCCAATCAGTAAAATCCATTTCTATTTGTTCTCCTTCTTTTAACTCTGAAGCTTTGTCAAAAGGATTAGGTTGCTTTTTTGTAGAAAAATCTTCATATAAATCTTCTTTTCTTTTAAATTCTTTTAAATCTTTTTCCTTTTTCTTTTTAAGTCTTGCAACAGTTTCTTTGTTTTCTTTATTCATTCTAGCTATAATCTCTGCATCTGTTTCTGTTTTTTTAGGAGAATCTTTTAATGATCTGGGTTGGTCTGTTAATCCTTCTCTTGCCATTCTTTGGTTGTTTGTTTGAGTCATTCTATTTAGCAAGTTGCTTAAATCTTTTTCATTTTTAATTATTTCATCAGCTAATACAGGATTGATATCAGCACTTCTAAGCGCTCTAAAAACTTCTTGCATACCTCTTTCGACTTGTGCTGAAGTAGGCATACTTGTGATGTTACCAGTGGTGATGCCTCTGCCATCTCCTTTGAGAGTCATTCTTTTACGAACAAAATTGTAGATAATGTCTATAACTTTTCGAGCCATTAATAATATACCTTACGTCTGGGCTGTTTTTTTTCGTCTAAATAATCTTCAGGGTGTTTAATTAATCCGCCCTGCCTGAAGCGCATAACTGCTTGGGTCATTGTATCAACCAAGTCATCGTGATCTCCATGAGGAAAAGCTGCACACTCTTCAATAACTTCCTCAGCGAACTTTTGATCCGGCGCCCATATCATTCCAGATTCAAACAATGGAGCCACTGCGTTTATCCTAGAATGTTTATCATTTCCTTTGCTCGGTGTAAAGGAAACAACAGGTATATCCATTTGTCTAAGCTCATACAGTAAAGGAAGTCCAGAAGCTTTAGCTTCCACAATAACCGTTTCAGGTTGCCAATATTTGTATTGTTGCAGCGCTCTTCTCCTTAATTCTGGAAACTCCCATCTTCCTTTGAGAGCATCTAATAATAATAAATTAGCACCACTGTCTTCATTTGGATAAAAAATACCCCATGTAGTAATAGCTGAAAAGTCAGCTGTCTCCTTTTTAAGATAAGCTGTATCGTAAGATTGAATAACGTGTTGTAAAGCTGGAATATTATCTTTGGTATAATTTCTCCACCATTCTCGTTTAATAATAGCTCCCTCTTCAGATGTTGGTCTTTGCATCCACTGTGCGTTCCATTTACCGACAGGTAGTGTTGCTTTAACTTTTTCAAGTTCTTCTAGGTTCCAGTATTGTGGCCAAACAGGTTCGGGCTTTGGTCCGTGGTCCAAGATTGCCGGAAACTCTACAATCTCCCATTGATCCCCTTTAACTTCTTTTTGTTGTTTTAATAATTTAGCTGTTAGATCTTTAGTTGACCAACGCGTCATAACTAACACGATTGAAGCGCCTGGTTGCAAACGTTGACGTGGACCTGAAGTATACCATTCGTAAGCTTGCTCTAATGAGTTCTCTGATAATGCATCTTGCTCCGAGTGTGGGTCATCTATAATCAATAAGTCCGCACCACGGCCCGTGATTGCTCCGCCAACACCAGCAGCAAAATACTCACCACCCTGTGCTGTCTCCCAACGTCCTGCAGCTTTAGAGTCTTCTTGTAAAGTTGTTTCAAAAATTTTTTGATATTCAGGGGAGTCAATTAAATGTTTTGCTTTCCTTCCGAATCTAATTGCAAGTTCTCCTGTGTGGGTAGCTTGAATAATTTTTAATTTTGGTCTTCGACCTACCATCCACGCAGGCAGGAGGTAAGACGCAAATTCAGATTTTGTATGCCTAGGTGGCATATTCACAATTAATCTTTTTAATTCGCCTGTAGCTAATTTATTAAATTTTTCTGCAATGTGCCTGTGATGGGACCCTTCAATAAATTCAGGCCATACACACTTAACAAAAGATAGAAAGTCATTCTTGGCTTTGTTCTGTATCTTTTTTTGTGCATGAAGTAAACGAAGTCTTTTAAAGGTTCTTCTGACATCTGCAGGTAATTTTTCTATATTTACCGTATCTAAGTTCATGGTACCTACTTGAAAATGTTTTTAGCACCTATGGCTCTCTAGATCAAGGACTATAGGCAAAAGCAGTGGGACCCCTTTTTAGATCTTGGTGGGTGGGTGGGCCCGCGCGCAACAAGCGTGCTGTCCGTTTTGGGTCCTACTTCGGTGCGTGGTTCGGGGTACGCGAAGCGCGAAGCGCGACACAACCTATGGTTGATGAGTAGCCCCCGAAGGGGGCGACCCATTATGGACACGAAGTCTATTGACTTATCCTATATTCTATGGCAGTAGCTTTAGTCTAGCAATACCATATATGCTTTAGCATTGTTCTTAATAAACCAATCTAGATTATTACGAACTGTCTGCCAGTGTCTGCTGTTGCCCTCGCCTTGTAACTTGTCGTCAGCAGTAGCCAACATCTCGGCAACGAATAACTCATCGTGTTTCTTTGCCTCTTCATCTGTTAACTGAATAGACTCGCCTGAAAATCTATTCGATCTTATATTGTGTGTATTTGTTTTTGTTTCCATAGTCCCATATTATCCTAGTATTAAACTGTTGTCAAGTGTAATACCAAATAATAATTAGACCTAATCCAAAGCCCATAGCCATTTCCCATAGTTCCATTATATCTGCCTTATCTTCCACTTGCCTGTTGCGTGTCGCCAGTCGCCTTTATCTAAATCCCAGTAGATATATCTGTCCACACCATTTCTATCTGTAAACAATCTACCTGCTGTGCCTATTGGGTTTGGCTCTTGTGCTTTTCTAGTTATAAACTTACTATACTTATTAGCAAAGTAAGTGATGTAAAAATTAGAAGGGGATTTTGTCATCATCTACCTCTTCCTCTAATTTCTCTATTTCCTCTTGGATTTTATTCTTCATCTCTTGCAAAGCTAATCGCTTTGTTGTGTTTATTAGTTTGTCTATTGCGTCCATTTTATATCTTTCGTTAGTATTTATAATTATAGGGAGTATATAGGATACTCCCTACAATGTCAAGTGTTAATTATGCACTTATTTGTTTTATTTTAGATGTATCCACAACCCAAGTAATGCCAATTTTCTTCGTGCAATTATCTAATGCTATTGCAATCGCTTTGTCATCACCACTTTCATAGACTATATCCATAGCTTTTTGTTTTACAGCTTCTAGTTGTGCAAGTTGTTCACCTTCAGGTCTGCGTCTCAACTCTCTATCAACCAGCTCTTTAGCCCAATCTTGTAATTGTTCTTCACAATCTCTCAAAGATATTTCTTCGCTATTTCTTATGTTATAAATAAGGGCTTTCTTTTCGTCTTGCTTGACTTTCTTTTTAAAGAAAATCATAGCATCTTGTCTTGCCTTCTTCATCATTTCCTCTGCCTTTTTAAATGCTGATAATATTTTATCAGCTCCCATTTTTTTAGACAGCTTTCCAACTATTCTTTTAGTCGCTTCAGTTCTATACTGTTTAACTAAAAGCTCTTGTTCCTCTATTAGAGGGTTAAAGTGTCGACCTATCTTTTGCTGATAATGGTCAACTTTGTATTTTGGCATATTGCTCATATTATATCTTTCTTTGTTGTTTATAATTATCCTATATTATCCCTTGACAACATATAAGTCAAGTGTTATATTAACAATATGAAAACAAATAATTATACTTGTCCAATTTGTACAGAGTTCACTTCTTATGATGAGTGGGCAAAGCCACAGGTTGCGTGTATCAATTGTGGGGTAGAAGAATGAGTTTTACATTTTGGATTGTAGTATTAGTATTAGTCCATATTGGGTTCTTATTTATGTGCCCTTGGGAATAAGCTAGAGCCCTGATCCGATAGGCACTTTGGTAACTGTGCACCCCTGTCGGATCTGGGGTCTATTGGTGAGTCCGAACGCGGGAAGTTTTGGGATTCCGCCTATCAATAGGCCAACAACAGGACCGAACGGAACTTTGGAACCGGCCCGGATCGCAACCGGATAAAACAGGTCCTGGCGCCAAGATCCAAGCACCAAGCACCACGGAACAGGGAGCAAGCAGCAAGCTCCAAGCCACAAGCGCTTGACAATACTGTAGGGATATTATAGGATGGAAAAAGAAAGGCAAATATGTACACAATAAAAGAACTAAGAGAGCACTGGAGAACCTGCTACGGTGAAGACCTGATTGCAGAGTATCCTGCTTTTATTAAACTATTAATTATGAATCAAAAAAGAATGGAGGAGTTCAGTGCAAAAAACAATAACACTTAACAAAGCAGTTGAGCGTATGATCACTGCAGTCAATATAGTAACCGGGGACGATGGACATAGATCGCAGGAAGCGGTGAAGACGTTCATCGAACTTTTAAAAATGGAGGAAAAAGATTATGCTAAGCAGCAACAGTACTACGGCTAAGAAGAAGAGTGAGACATGCGAAGGGCAGCTTCGCAGGATGTGCAAGGACATTGCGCAAGATATAACAGACGCCAAGCAGCAGGACTACATTGACGAGCCGCGCAAAGAAATTACGGCCCACGAATGGATGGAAGACGTATATGACATTCGTTACGTCGTGGACAGGGAGAAGCGTTACATGGGAGCAGAATTAATGGTTGCCGGAGGCGGACCAACTATTTGGGTAAATCTATATACGAAAGAAGTAGAAGGCTATTGGGGCAGCGACCGTGTGAATGAACCCTTCATAGACAACCTGGGGCTGGATGAGTATTGTGAGGATTTATATGCCAGCTCATAAAAATAAAACAATTAAAATAGAAGTATTCGGCGGCTGTGTGACGGAGGTCACCGGCCTGCCAAAAGGTTATGATTATGTAATCGTGGATCACGATAACCACGATAACATAGAAGAGGAGATGTATGCCAGCTCATAGAAAGTACGACCACATTATCACCATGCTGCACAATGAATGGTGCAGGGCAAATGGTTACCCAGAGCGGCCGCCTAAATTTCGTCATCGGATCAAGATCCAAGCTTCAAGCAACAAGCCACAAGCACCAAGCGTCAAGCACCAAGCGACTCGAGTAGTTTAATCGAAGATCCAAGCCCCAAGCAGCAAGCCTCAAGCGACAAGCCGCAAGCAACAAGCTCCGTGATTCTTGAACCACGGTACAAGCAGTCCGAAAAAGGTTTCTCGGACCTCGGACCAAGGGTCCGAAGTATGATGAAGGTATTCTCAGGATGAGTCTTATGCCACGCAATTTGGTGTGGTGAAAATCGGATTTTTTTCCCTCTAGTAACTTTGAATTCAATCGTGAAGAAATGATTATTTTTGTTGTACCCCAACACATCAGGCATACCAATAAGGCTTAAATTTTCTATTCTATTTAATATAAGTTGAGGAGATTTCTTTTTAAAATCTTGGTATAATTTTCTTTCTGGACCCATAACTTTTTTGGAGTTACTTAGTAGTCTTGAGCTAGCTTATCTGGCAGTATAATTGGTGATGGCTTCGCGGTTTTTAATACTAATCTATGAGCTGTATGTCCTTTTTGTCCTACAATAGGAACAGAATTCTCATGTACTTCCATACGTCTTACATCATGTAACTTACCATTTACTTCTACAAGTATAACAGCATTCTTAACTGCATCAGAACCTTTAGTAAATGTACCTAGGAATTGTTGCAAGTCTTGAACTCTCATATTACTCCGTTCTTTCTAAGCTTATTAACTTTGTCGTCTACTTCCTGACTAAGTCTTTGATTATCTGTACTTAATTCTTCAATAATAGATTTCTGTGTTTCAATTTGATTTTCTAGTTTAACTTGAGCATGCACTTTCATTTTGAGATCATAAACCTGTTGTCTTAATTGACCATTTAATAACTTATGAACTCTTTCAATACCTTGAACTTCAGCAAGTCTTTTCTTTAAATCACTTATTTGTCTTTCTAGATCTGCTGGTCCTCTATCATCGTGATGTTTTAAGTCATCAGCAAAATCAGGTTTAATCTCAGCTTCTTCTTTGGTAATACCTGCGTTTCTATACTCTTCTTCTTCCGTCATTTTTTTACGCTCAATCGCGTACTCTTCTAATTTTTTAGTTTCAGCTATAGCTTCTTTCTTTGACATCATATGTTGACAATATAGGATAGTTACTCTAAATTGTCAATATGGGATTACCTAAAAGATTAACAGAAATGCAAAAAAGATTTGCCGAATTATTAGTATTTGGTGGACCTGATGGACCTTTAACTAAGACAGAGGCAGCTAAACTTGCTGGATACTCCGAAAAGAGATGTAGGCAAGAGGGATCAGAACTAACCAACCCAAGATTAAACCCACTTGTCGCAAAATATTTAGGTGAATTAAGAGAGGAAAGATTGAAGAAGCATGAAGTTACTCACGCCACTCACGTTGCTGAACTGGCTCGGATAAAGGAGCTTGCTTTGAAGAAAAACTCTTTCTCAGCAGCTGTAAATGCTGAAACGAACCGAGGCAAAGCAGCAGGATTATATATAGACCGAAAAATAATAAAAACAGGGAAATTACTAGAGGACCTATCAGAAGTAGAGTTAGAACAAAAAATGAAAAAAATATTGGATGATTATTCACAAATAATAGATGTTACGCCCGACAAAGATCAAGAACAATTATCTTTAGATAAGTCAGACTCTCCTTTAACAAACCATAAATAACTCCACTCTGTAGA